ACCTAAATCTTCTTACATTTTGCTGATACGGATCATATCTCATTTAATTACTACTCCCATTGTTTTTAGTCATATATTCAACATATTTTTGTCGCAAGACGTTTTTACCAAGTTTGGTACTTGGCTTATTAAATGCATCTTTATCCTGCTTTAAAACATCAATTTTAACATTACTGGTGTCCATAAAGATTGGAAACACCATGCCATCTGGGCCGTTCCTGTTCTTCGCAACAAATATCCTACCTGAATTCTTTGTTTTATCCATAATAGTTCTAGATACTGAAAAAATAAAGTCTGCCACAAAACACTTTGAAAACGCTTCAGATATTGCATTCATTGTAATAACTTCGGCATCCAAGCCACTACGATTCGTCTGTGAGGCTGTCCACACGGGACAAGAGAACTCGTGTGCTAGGTTCCTTAGCTCTTCGTAAATAGACTCTAGTTCGGTTCTTTTTTCCCTATATTTGGTTGTTGGTTTAAGCAGATCAGCATAGTCAACAATTATCATATCAATATCATTGCCCTTTTTTACAATCTTATCTAAATGATTTTTTATTGTTTTTACACTCGCTGTCTTTGTAGGATATTCCTTGATGATTAGTCTACCATCAATGTCCTTAATCTTTTCATAAATTTCGTCTTTTTTATCCATCAAATCATTGAGTTCAATACCTGTTATACAACTATCGTAACGACCAGCGACGACAGTATCAAGCAACTCTAATGTGAAGTGAACAACGTTTAGGCCCGCCTCTATTGCCTTGGCTCCAAGGTGTGTAAGCACCATTGACTTACCAGCACCAGTTGGTGCAATCACAACGCCAAGCTCACCTTTACCAAGACCACTCTTTGAGATCTTGTCTATCTCAGCCCAACCAGTTGAAACAGGATTTCTAGCACGAATCTTAAACCTTTCTTCAAAGTCCTTAATCCAATCATAACCTGCCTCGTTACTGGCACCTAGTTTTAAGGCATCGTTAATAACGGAACTGATTTCATCAAAGGATGACTTCTGGAGTAAGCCAATAGACTTTACCATCGCCTCTTTCAACTTCTGCTTTCGACAGAAATCAAGGGCAGTATCTTTAATGTACTCTTCGCCATCAACATCAGTCTTGTTGATGCGAATGATGTATTCTTTAACTTGATTCTTTAAGATCTCGTTCTCATCTTCAAACTCTGTCTTGAAGATTGTAACAAGGTTTTGATATGACGGGTGTGTCTTATATTTTTGTCTATACTCAAATATCCTTCTTACGAAAGACCTGAGATATTTAAACTCGATAAACTCAATATCGAGCACTTCCTCAATCTGATCGGCAAAGGTTCTCTGCTCAACAATAAGTTGAACTAAGCTTTCTTGAAAAGACTTGCCGAATTTTGAGAAAGTTAAATCATTTTGTCCTACCACGAATACCCTCTCTCCAATGTTGAGTGCTCATTATACTCGATCTTTTAATTATTTTCAAGAGAAACTCTCTTACACATCTGAAAAAGAGACTCAAAATTAACTTGCCCAAAACCATCTTCCATCATCATTTTCATGATCTCGGTCTTATTAAATAGATACTCTGCGTTGTCAATATTATATTTAATTTTTCTTTTTCCTTGGGGCGATATAAATGGAGAATATAACTGCATAATCTTGTAGTTGTTTTCAATCAATTCAGCTTTATTGAGTATATTCTGATGAACTTTCAACTTAGAATCTAACTCTTCACAGTGTTCAAGGATCTCGTCGATTGTATAAAATCGCTCCTCTACCAGGAAGGGGAATCTTTTTTTCACAGTTGGAAGCCCTGTTCCACCTACCCCCGGTAGATTGTCGCTGGCATCTCCTGCTATTGCTCTGGCGAGAGCAAAGTTGTTTGGATGAATGCCGTATTTCTCAATGATTGAGTTTCTATTAAGTGTCTCTTTTTGTATAGGTCTGTGAAGAATAGTATCGTTATCTAGAATCTGAAAGAAGTCCTTATCACTAGACACAATAACTTTTTGATTATTAGCGACACTGGTTTGTCTACAAACAAAGCTAATAAGATCATCTGCCTCTACATTATCAACAATAAGTTGAACGACAGGCATCTCATTCAAATACTCCATCAGTCTTGTTTGTTGCCAAGCTTGGTTCACAGACTCTTGATTTTCAGTAAGGTTGCGAATAGAACGGTTGAGACGGACAGGACTTCTACCTTCCTTATAATTTTTGTTCATTGTTTTTCGTCGCAGCGATCCACCTGCTCCATCCCAGCAAAGTATCGTTTGATCTGGATTTATTTCGCGAACAAGACTCTGAACGCTCATTAGCGATCCCTTAAGACCACCAATGGGTTGTCCATTTGTTGATATCGACGGATTGACTATGTAGTTCCTGTAAAACATGTTCAGGACATCGATTATCATAGTTCTTTTCATATTCTCTCCCAAGAAAAAGCCCTCACCCAGTATAGTACCAAGTGAGGGCTCAAAAGTCAAGGCTTACCTTAATTAATCTTCGGTGCTGTAGAAGTCCGATGCATCGCCTTCTCGGTTGTCAAACTTTTTAATGATCTCCTCATCAACAATCTTGATAACCTCCTCCTTGAATGCGGGATCTTGCATCTTCTCTGCCCACCTACTTGGCTGGAACTTAATGTCCCCATTCTCCGTAGAGAGTGTGTACCAAGCACCGGAGTTGCTTAGTCTACTTGAAACCTTAATAGCTTCAAATAAACTTTCATCATCCATGATCCCAACTCCATCACCCCAGATAATCTTGAAGTTGCAGGTCCGTCCTTGGGTGCCGAACCTTGACTTTTCCAATTTCGCTTTAACTTCAGAGCCAATGCGAAAACCATTGTCATCTATTACAAAAGATGACTTTGCCTTGCGACCAGTCAACCAGATACGCAATGAATACGCATAAGTCATAGCTTTACCACCAGGCGTAACATATGGTGTTGTCAGTGCCTGGATGTGAGCCATAGGCCCACTAGCGATGTTGGTCTTCAACTGGTTAAGAACTAAGAATGTTGATTCGGCGTTTGCAATAGGAATAGTCAACTTAGACATTCCCTTTGACAACACACGTGCTTTAACAGCCATAGAAGACTGTGGGTTGAAGTCTCCTTCAACATCTGAGATGGCGGGAGTGAGTGCCAGAGAATCCCAGATAAACAACATTCTATTTTCATTTGATTCTAGAAGAGTTTCAATTGTCTCCAAGACAAACTCAACAGTTGATGCTTGAACATAAATTAAATTGTTAACATCACACCCGGCCTGTCTTAGGAAATTAGGATCAATCGCTGATTCAGAATCAAAATAGATAACATCAATACCCATCTTCTGAGCGTTCGCTGCAATCTGAGCAGCCATGTAAGATTTACCTGTTGATTCTAGACCAGCAATCTCAACAACCTTTCCAACTGGAATGCCTGCTCTCTGGCCTTTGCAAATAACTGCATCTAGCCAAGTTGAACCAGTTGGAATCCAATCTGTAACTTCAGTTGGGTTGTCTTCTTCTAGATTATGGGCAACATTCATCCCTGCCCGCTTATTGATTGACTGGCGTATATCGTCCATAGACATCTTGCCAGCAGTATTTCTTTTTTTTCTTGCCATTATACTCTCCTAATAAAAAAAGGGGAGGCACAGAGTTGTGCCCCCCCCTCGCTATACTCTATCGCTAGGCACTCAACAATTCGTTAAATGACTTTTCAATAGAGTTATCCCCACCCTCACTATATTTTTCAACATTGGGAGAGTCACTTGATTCTGAACTAACAACGTATTGATTCAGAATTTCTTGAACTTCAGCGGTAGACTTTCGTTCAAACAGGGTGGAGAAGTCTGGGATGTTATCCAAGAGACCTTGGATAGCGTTGTCATCCTCTAGAAGGGCAGTTTTCATCGGGCGAACCCGAATCTTTGTTTCAGGAAACAAACGACCAGCGGTTCGTCCATAAGTCAGACGAATGTCGTTTCCTTCCATTATATCTGTAATATCCCCGTAATCAGGGTCAAACAGAATATTAAGAAGTTGTTCGTAAATGGTCTTGCTATAACCATAGATACGAGGACCAGAGGTCTCTTGTCCACGAACAATCACAGGCGAAAAGAAGCGCTGCTTTGCAAAAAGCTTCTTAGCCTCATCGGCAGCACCAGGGGTGCCGTTTTGACCTTCGTTCCAAAGATTGGAAGCGAAGTCACAAATGGGACAGGATTCTCCAAAGTTGCGCTTAGGGCACATAATGGAGTGGTTCTTCCCGTTAATGTTCATGTAGTGAAAGTGATAATCCTTGAATGGATCACCATCTGCTGTCGGCAGAATACGAATAGTCTGCTCTCCTTCTTGTGGCTTCCAAAAAACAGATGAGCTACTGCTCTTTCCGTTTCCTTTAAGGTTAGCCAGTTTCGCCTTCATTTTGTCAAGATCTAAAGCCATATTTCCCTCCTTTGGGCAATGTTGAAATTAAACACAGTATAGCGTGTTCTTCTAGGTTTGTAAAGATTTTTTTTCTTTTTCTCGATATTGAATCATTGATGAGTTAGCAACAAAATAAACATAATCATCTGCATACTCCGTAGCGTATACGCCATAAGATACATCAACGTCCTGCTCTTTCTTCACATTTTCTGTAATCCTCCTCATCAATGTTCCATCCGTTTCAAGTTTCTCTCGATTAATAGCGTAATAATACTTTACCTCTTTAATATTGTCAAGAGGAAAAAACATGCTCTTTTCATTATCTAAGTTAGAAATACCAATGGTTGAGATTCGGGTGTGTTCTCTGGGTTTTGCGGAGCTTTCGATAACTGGCTTGTTGTTACTATAAATGTTGATCATATGAAACGACGAGACAATTAATTGATTTAACCTATCATTGTATCCTATGATTGGGACATCACCAAGAACACTTTCAAGTTGAGGATTGGAAACTAAATATATTCTCTCAAACAAACCAGAACGTGCATATTCTTGAAATATGTAATATGTTGTCCGCTCTTGAAGTTTGCGAGTCCCAGAAAGAATACTGTGATCGGGTTCAATATAAAGAAGGTTAATCTTACATCCTCTTAATTGCTCAAGCACGCGAAGTGAAGCGCCAGAAATATTTCCCGAACCTCCAACAACAAACAATACTTCGCCAAGTACATTGCCAAAAAGACTTGATAAATCGCCGACGTGTGCCTCATATTCTTCTGGCGAATCGAACTTTGGCAAAAAGTAACAGTTCTTGCCGTAAACATTGTTATCAATTTTATAAACAGTGTATTGAGGGTACTCTGCAAAACAGTCTGCAATATTACAACCGGCAGACCCTAACCCTATTATAGTGTCCATTTTTTCATTTCTCCAAAGTTTGTCCCGATATTAATATTAGTTAAGTATTCACCAAGATCTGTATTGGAAAACATTGTAACCAATTCTTGTACAATATTTAAATCCTTTTTATCGAAGTCTATTATAAGACTATCGTGTAAACTAAAAGCAATAAAGGATGATTTATCATTTAAATAATTATTGATTTTAATCATCTGCTTCATAAACAAATCAGATGTTGTGCTCTGAATAATATAATTGAATGCGTGATAATCATCTGATTCCATCTCCCTTTCAAAGATAGTTTTGACTCGACCATTTGAAAAGAAGCGATCTTTTATTTTACCTCGATCATAATAACGTTTCGTTAACTTGTCATCTGAGTTAGGGTTGTAAAGCCAAGCAAACATTCTTTTTTTAGCCTGCTCTCTTGTCCCGGTTCCACGATATATGTTCCTAACATTCCATTCGTGTATGTCAATCGCTGGTTGTGTCTGACCTGTTAAAGCCAGCACAGTTCTCAACTCAGCAGCATTAAAGTCCAACTCCAAAAAGCAATCGTTGGTTGGTTTAACAATGTTACGAAACTCTCGCTTCATTGTGAGAATCGGGAAACTACCTGGACCCGATGCCAATCGTCCTGTCTTTGTCCCGTATATATTATAATTGATATACGCATTTGAAGTGTCGTGCTTTCT